TACTGTACCAGAATATGGCCCAATTTGTACATTATAAAGACCATGATTACCAGACTGATTAGTCCCAATAATCGCAGAAGCATTATTGTCAGTATTTCCATCTTCCAAACCTGTTATAACTTTTCCAAATAATGTTATATTGCCACTTGTATCTAGCGTTATTGAAGAGGTTGTATTAGTTCTAAGCTTAACTGCACCAGCTGTAATTTGAACATTAGACTTGCCTGCACCAACTTCTCCAATTACAACATCTGCACCAAAACTAGCTACCTCTGTACCATTATCATATACTTTAAAACTATCTTCTGTTATTACAACTTTGTCATCTTTGTTAGTAGTATTACGTATAGTAATAGTTCCACCAGTTATAACTGTGTCTTTACCAAAGCTAGCTGCTTTTTCACCGCCTGAATACATTTCTATTGAATTTTTAGTTATAGCAAGGTGATCTCTTTGTTTAACACCAATTCTTGTAGTTGAATCATCAACAGTACTGGCTAATGGAGCACCATACCATGCTCCACCCACCTTACCAAATAGTTTAGCACCTAAGTTTGTCTGCCTTATCTGTACATCTCCATCACTTCCCTCTCTTGGATTAGGGGAACTAATATTGCCAAATTGAACTTTTGGTCTTTTTGGTGTATTCCAGCCCATTATTTTATAGGTCTCGCTCTATATAGTATTGATATATCATTTATCTCAAAAGTTGATGCAACCGTGCTAGTCCCAGTAGCAAAGCTTAAAGACATGCTTTTCCAACCCTTAGCCTCGTTAGCATCATCTGGAGTAAATGTTGCAACTGACAACGTACTAGAATTGCTCCATCCAGATGCAGTAAAATCATAAGGCAAATCAACGACAGATGACCCTCCACTTGATCCATTAACTAAGGCTGCTCCATCTTCCCCCCAAGAAACATTAACATTTGCTGGATTACCTTTAAATGTCACATATACTTTAAATAATTTCTTTGTCTGTGAAGGTAAGCCAAAATCTAAATCTTTTGTTTGGTAGTGCATTGTCTGTGCATCCGTATCAACAAGCTTATCATGATTATAATTAAATAGGGATGTGCTATCATCACGAAGTATACTTAAATATCCACCAGATGTTATGATGAAATTTGTATGACGATTTCCATTAGCATTTACTATAGAATTACTTCCCTCTGTCCATGATTGTGTTGTCATATTGTATATCCGAGAACTTGTATCCGTAGAATCATCACCAATATCTTTAAGGACAATAATACTTTGTGAGCGTGGATCATATCCAACACAAGGAACATTTGCTGCGTCACTATTCTCAAGGACAACACTATCTTCCTCTATTCCCCAATCAACCATATCAAATTTACCACTTGTAAGTGAGATTACTTTCTGACCATCATAAATAAAACATCCATTCTTATTTGCAAATATAACCCCAAGTGAAGTAGTAAATACTTGACATGGATTAGCTACTCCACAATCTCTAAATGAAGCCTGTGCATAAAACTGTGCTGGATTTGAGACATTTATAACATACATTGAATTGTGTTTAAATTGTAATATTGTATCTTTAAATGATGCAAGTGCTGTAATTGGACTGCCATCAGATGAGGGAGAATCAAATCTATTATACATAGGAAATAATCCAGGTTTCCCAGGCATAGAAAACATCATTGAATCTGGCATATGTTTACCATCAAATATAACATTTCCAATAAACACAGTTCCATCGCTACCTACCACCGCAGTTCTATATCTTACATCTTTTGCTTGTGGGCGTGTACCTGCTGCATCAGGAGATTCCTCATAAACTTCATTTGCATAATATCCATTTAAAGATGCATATGTATATATTGATGGAGGGTCTTCAAATACTATATCAGCTGCCATGTCATAATGAGCTTGACCTGCACCGTCCCACGGAATAAATGTAGAATCAAGTGCTCCTTTTACACCATCCATAAGGGAAAATTCTGCAAGTAAAAATCTTTCTGTACTTTCAGGCCCTTTAAAATATATTCTTCCACCTTCTATTCTGGACGTTCCACCTAGAGGATTCGTAGGACTATGTATGATACCTACATTAAATTCACATGCTTCCCCAGTAGTTGCAAAGCCCGCCTCATCACCAATACCAGACAGACCAGTCTCACATCCTCCATCAAAAAGCCATGATACAAAAAAAAGATATGTTCCAGCCCATGTGCCAGTAGCACCATTGTCCTCAATTAGAACATTCATAGAACCAACATTAGTAGGATATGCAGAATCCCAAGCGGTTGCTACCTTAGAAACACTATTAGCAGCATTTGAAGAATTATGCAATGGAGATAGAATAAGTGCTCCATGTCCAGGGCTCGCACCATCCCATGCTTTTATAGGAATAGCCCCATGTATATCTGGTCTTGAAACATACACTTGTGCCAAGCGTGAATTACTTGAAGATGCATTATAGAAATTTGCATCACATGCATATATCCCATTACCAGCAGCATATACAACATGTGAGACATCATGATTGTCAGCACCATCATAATCAAGAAAACCACTTACTGTCTGAACAGAATCAACAGCATCTAGACGATCACCATCTGGTACAAGTGTTATAATTTTTTGATTAGGGTCTAAAAATGTAAGAGTTCCATTAGTAACAGAGCCTCCAGTCGTAGAAGCACTAAGTTCAAATTCTGTATTACTTGTAACAGAAGCTACATATGCACCAGCAGGAATCCCAGTTCCACTTACACTCATTCCAGCAGTAATTTTACCACCATCGTCATCGTGAGTAATTGTTGGATCATTATTATAATCGCATGTAGCATCTGTAAAATCCGTTGAAGCTGGGGCTGTAAATTGGAAAAGACCATACCCTGAAGCACCTCTGTCTGTTGTCCCAATACCATCTGTTGTTATACTATTATTAGTATTTTTTATATCTCCAAGTAGCTTAATTCTTCCAACTTGTGAAACTGTTATGTTTGTAGCCTCTTGACATTCTTGATCTGAAATATCTCTTGGAGAAGACCTTTGATTAATACCTCCATGAAACTGTGATAATTGATATAGCCTCTTTTTTCCACCTACCGTTTGTGGTAGGGGCTGAAAACCACCAGGAACTGCATTCCAATTAATCACACCAGTTGGGGCAATAGAACCAACATTTGAAATAGATGGCAAAGAAGGTAGTGACGTTGCTATATACGGTGCAGGCGTAGGTGGAGGAGGTGGAGGTGGAGGAGGTGGTTCAATCACAAAATCTGGGGTTAGCGACTCTTCTATTACTTCAGTCAATTCTGCTCCAGTGGGAGCTTGAGTAATTTCACTTGTAGCTCCAGACATATCAGCTCCCGTAACAGTTCCACCGCCAATAATCTTTTCAATAGCATTTGCAATTGTATTCTGGCCAATTTGTCTTGCAAGCTGTACATCCCGTTGATCTAAGACTCCATCACCGTTAAGGTCATACATTCCAATTTCTGCTTTAGTAGGCATTATAGACCTTTTATCACTTTTTTAACTTTTTCCCAGTTCTTATCATCTTTCTTGGACTTGGTTACTTTGACAGCAATATCACCTACTTTTAAAAGAAGGGGAATAAGACCATGTTTTGCAACAAACTTACCTATAAGTAGCTTTAACATTACTTACCTACTGCTTTATATATTGCTTTTTTGATTGATGTCCAAATGAGATCATCCCACTCAGATGGTGAAAGTGCAACTACTTTATCTAAACAAAGTATTGCAATTAATACATATTCCCAGTTACTTGACAATGCTTCTATCATTTTAACTCCTTATATATTTTAATTATTAAGTATAATAATGTGGCAATACCCACACCTAATGATACTACTTCTGGAAGCCATCCACTAATTGATAACCACCATCCACTTACACCTGCTCCTGTTGTTTTTAATGTATCTACAATACCGTTCATAATTATTTCTTCCCATTCATTTTGCCTTGCAGGTAAGTAAACTCTGCTGACATATCTTTCATTTGATTACTAAGTTCATCCATCCTATTGTGCAGTTTAACACACAATCCATAATTTCGGTCATTATCTTTGCGTAGATCGAGAATGACATACTTGAGCAAAAACCCAGCAATGATAGCAACAAAAGCCCATGCTCCAAATTGTTCAATAAGTGCTGCAATATCACCCACTAATTAGTTCTCCCCATAAAGAGGTCTTCCCATTTATAATTTGTATTACATGCACAGTGAATAATCCCTTGTCATAGAAG